CAACCCCTGCCGCTGTTTCTGGAACTACATTGGATGGAAGTACCAGTCTAGTTTTAGCTACTGGAGCTACGGTTACCGGCATAGATAACGGAAGTATAAGCACGGGCAGTGCAACTCTTTTAGCAACGCAAGGAGCAGTCAAAACTTATGTCGATGCACAAGTTACAGCGCAAGATCTTGACATTACTACGGACAGTGGAAGTATCGACATTGACCTTGATTCTGAAACTCTTACAGTCAGTGGAGGGGCAAGTCTTGATACGTCGGCGACGGGTACTACAGTTACAGTCAATGTTACGGATGCGGGAGTAACAAATGCTAAGTTAGCAGATATGGCGGCCAACACCGTCAAGGTAAGAAACGCTAATTCTTCAGGAGTTCCTTCTGATGTCGCATTAGCAACCACTGAAATACTAATTGGTGATGGCACGGGATTCACCGCTGCTGCATTGTCTGGTGATGCGACAATGACAAATGCTGGTGCAGTTACGGTAGCCAAACTACAGGGGTATGACGTAAGTACAACAGCCCCAACAAATGACTATGTTCTAAAGTATTCAACCGGAACATCCAAATGGGAACCGGCAGCATTTGCCTATCCCGATAAACTTACTACAAAGGGTGATCTGTTAGCATACAACTCTGTCTCATCAGAAACTAGATTTGCTATCTCTGGGGCATCAAATGGAGATGTTTTAACAGTAGATTCTAGTGCCACTAATGGATTTGATTGGGCTGCTCAATCTGATACTACTTATACGGCTGGTGATGGACTTGAACTCACAGGAGCCTCATTCAGCACAGACCTCAAGGCTAATGGTGGTTTAGATATTGACTCTACAGAACTATCTGTGGCTCAAGGGATATCGCAATACGATGTAGCACAGTTTGCCACTGGTGTTGTTGATAATGACTTTCTAAGGATTGACGGCACAGCGGTAGAAGGAAGGAGCGCAGCAGAGGTCTTATCAGATGTTGCTGCCCTACCTTTGGCTGGTGGAACGATGAGTGGTGAAACAATCTTTGCAGATCAATTGGCTACCAAGCCTAAGATGAAGGATTATTCAGAAGCAATAAATGCTGCAGGATCTAAAAGTGCAGCTTTTAATATTGATTTAGAGGATGGAAATGTTCAGTCTGTTACAGTAACGTCTGGAACATTTAATGTTGGGATAACAAATGCACTTGCGTCTAATTCAAATTCCTTGACGATTATAGGAACAGACTTGGGTACAGGCACTATTACTTGGAAGTCAGGAGCGCATGATGGAGGTGGAAACACTATTAAATGGCCCGCAGGTACTGCTCCCACTTTAACAGCGTCAGGAACTGATATACTTACATTCACCACATTTGACGGCGGTACTCAGTGGTATGGATTTGCCGCCGGACTAGCGATGGCGTAGGGGGAAGGATATGCCTTTAGGAGCAAGTAAAGCAGCTCTTCTTGCAATGGGCGGTGCAGCCGGGGGAGGAAACTACTTTGGTGATGACTCCGATGGAACATTATCAACATCTGGAAGTGTTACATATACTGTAGCAAACAAGAATGGTTCATATGATGGAGATATGGTTGTTAAAAATTATACAGACTTAACAATTAATGCAGGTCATACAGTAAAGCCTGACCAGCCATGTAGAGGAATGTTAATTTACTGTAGTGGAGATCTATCTGTAAGTGGCAGCCTTACGATAGCAGGTCAAGGATCGTGTTCTGATCCATCGATATCTGGAGGATCAGATTCTTCTGCGGTGTCAGCTACTGGAATAAGATTACCTATGTTTACTGCTAGTGGAACAGATACTCTTGCTGCAGCTGATTTTGCAGGATGTGGATCTGGTGCGGTAGGGGCAGTAGCGAATCAAGATTCAATATCTGGTGATGGAACTATTTTTACAGTTTCACGCGCAGGAGCCAGTGGTGGTACTGGTTGTTCATCTTCAGGGTGGGCATCTTGTAATACAAATCAAGCAAGCGTAGGAAATGGAACGACTGGAGGTGCTACCTTATCCGCTGGAGGCGGAGGCGGCGGTTCAGCTTGGGGCGGAGGCGGGTCGGGAACGGCTCACGGAGCCGCAGGAGCTGCCGGATCGTGTTTTAGTGGTGGAGGTGGCGGAGGTTCAGCCGCTTGCGACAACTGCTCTTGTAGCGCAACGGCTGGAAGTTTTGGTTGCGGCGGAGGTGGTTGTTCTGGTGGAGGAATTAGTGGGGGCACTGCCGGAGATGGTGGTGGATTAATGTTTATTGTAGTGGGCGGAGATGTAACTATAAATTCTGGAGGAAGTATTTCTGTCAGCGGAGACGGTGGACAAGCAACCGGCGGTGGAGCGTTTGGTGGAGTTAGAGCAGGTGGAGGAGGAGGAGGACAAATTTTTATTCTTCACAGTGGAACATATACAAATAATGGAAGTGTTAATTATAGCGGTGGAATGGGTGCATCAAAGGGTGGTTCAAGTGGAGGAACCGGAGGATTATATCAGGTTCAGGTTAGCTAATGAACGGAAAAGAAAAATTAGATATTTGTAAATTATGCACAAATTACAAATATGGATTTTGTAAACTTTGCGGGTGTGCAATGGTGTTTAAAGTCAATTTAAAAGGACAGAAGTGTCCTATAGACAAATGGTAACTATATGATAACTTATGCAAAAATTAAAAACGATCAAATAGTTCAGTGGCCTTATGGTCAGGGTAATTTGAAATCAGATAATCCCCATATATCTTTCCCTCATGGGGCATTAGCTATACAGGAAATTAGGGATTTGTTTAATGTGGTAGAGGTAAAGTATGCAGAAATGTCTGCGACTCCGGGCCATAAAGCTGTCCAAGTTGGGCCAGTAAAAGAAGGGGATGGCTCTTGGACTCAAAAGTGGGAACTTCAGGCTAAAGAAGAATCTGAATTAGTAGACAGCGACTTTACAAATCTAGAACAACCTTCTGGTGCTGAATTATTGGACGAACACGGTGTTGAAATTTATACACATTTGAATGGTGGATCTGTATGGAAGACCGATCACTGGGAAATTGATTGGGTTAAGGAAGATTTTCCTTATAAGATAAAACGATTAAACGCTTATGGTGATTGGAGAGATCAACTAGAGTTTATTTCTGAAAATGGTTTGGAAGCATGGCAGACTAAAGTAGCAGAGATAAAGGCACGATACCCAAAAGTTTAATATGGCTTTAATTCCAGTAGATAATGTAGGGCAAGTTGGAATTGTCAAGGATATTAATCCGTGGCAACTCCCGCCTAATGTATGGTCTGACGGTAATAACGTTAGATCAGAGCATAGTGCTATTATAAAATCACCGGGCTACGCCGATGTTATGGCAACCGTACCTGTTGCTCCCCTTTACATTGTTAGCCTTGTTACAGGGGTTAATGAGTATTGGATTGTAGGTGGTGAGGCGGCTATACATGTCTACGACAATAGTACCGTTACAGATACACTAGATGGTGGTATTAGTGCAGCAGATACATCTATCACGGTGGACAGTGTAACTGGTTTTGAAACCGCTGGAACTATTACCATAGATGATGAGGAGATTGCCTATACAGGTATCTCAACAAACACATTCACTGGGTGTGTAAGGGGTGGTGGTGCTGCAATCCATGCAGACGGCGCAAAGGTAACCAGAACAAAGAAGTGGTACGACATTACCAGAGCCAGTGGTGCATACTCTACTGACGTTACGGAGAACTGGACTGCCACTGTTATAGGCGGTGTACTTGTAATGACTAACGGTGTTGATGATCCACAGTTCTGGGCATTAACTGCCGGTGTACCTGCAACATCAACTAAGATGGCTGACCTTACTTATTGGCCCGCCAGCACAGAATGTAAGTCATTAAGAGCATTCAGATCATTCTTGGTTTCCCTTAATGTAACCAAGTCAAATGTAAATTATCCAAGATTAGTAAAATGGTCTACAGAGGCTGCTACTCAGCTAATCCCAGCCTCATGGGATGAAACCAGTGCAACAGTAGATGCTGGTGAATATGAATTAGCAGATTCAAAAGGCGCGATACTTGATGGCCTTCCTCTCCGTGATACATTTATGATCTACAAAGAGGATTCCATATACTCTATGACGTATGTTGGAACTCCTTTCATCTTTGCTTTTAGACAACTATCTCCTTCAGTTGGTGCATTATCAAAGAACTGTATAGCAGAGTATGATGGTGGACATTTCTTCTTTGGCAACGGTGATATTTATATTAATGATGGTCAGAAGGTTATTTCTATCCTTCCCCATAAGATTAGAGATTATATCTTTCAATCTATTGATGGTGAAGAATATAAGAAATCTTTTGTTGTAGCTGACTATGGAAGAACAGAGATGTGGGCTTGTTTCCCAACAGCGGAAGGTGCTAGTGGTCAATGCAACAAAGCAGTTGTATGGAACTGGACTAACCAAGCATTCACAATAAGAGATCTTCCAGATCTAGCACACATTGGTTACGGTTCCATAGACGATCCTAATACCTTTACAACTTGGGCGGCGGCAGTACCCACATGGAGTAGTTCTTTGGGTACTTGGTCACAGAGTTGGAGTCAGGTAGAGAACGTTCTTGTTATGGCTGGATATACAGATACAAAGCTGTATCGTAATAATTCCGGAAACAGAGAAAACACTACAGACATGACCTCTTACATTCAAAGGACAGGTCTGTCTACCACAGCACAAGGCCAACCGGATCAAGTAGTGGTAAAAAGAATAAAAGCTATATACCCCAAGATGGAGGTATCTGGCTCTGATAATACGGTTAATGTCTATGTAGGCACTCAGATGTCTACAGAAGAGGCCGTTACATGGACTTCTGCCTACACTTTTAACCCTGACACGCAATCTAAAGTTTCAGTTAGGGCATCTGGAAAACTATATGGAGTTAAGTTTGAATCCACCGGGGACTTTGATTGGAGGCTTGATGGGTACTCAATAGAGGTTGATGACGCAGGAACTAGAGGCTCTAGGAGCTACTAATGGCTACATACAAAGACAGAG